CGGAGATCTGCCGTGGTGTTGGCAAATGTCTTAACCACTGTCATGGCTGCAATTGTGGTAGATGTGATAGACGTGATCCGACAAATGCCCGTTTGGGTGGAGCTGTTGACCGTTAAGTCAGCATTGATCGTACCGCTGGTGTGTTCCGTCACATTGATTCTGTATAGGATGTCGTCTTCTGCTTCGCTGCCAGTGTACTGTACATTACGATCATTGTTGCTGGTCCAGGATCGGAAGCTCTCCCAGTTCCCTCCGCTGATTTGTCTCTGCAATACTATGGTGCCAATCCACTTGCCTGACGTGTTGACACTGAAAGCTCCTTCCACCATGATGGAAGTATCAATTACCCCTGTTGTGCTGCCAGTACTGGTGCCCTTCACTATTGTGTTTACACGCGGATGGGTCACACTAAACAAGGCTCCTATGTGCCCTGCGACAAAAGACAGATTCGTGGTGGCTGACAGCGTCAACGTCCCTGTGCTAGTCGTGACGGACGGAGTCATAGTGACTGAATCGTCATTGGACAGATCATTGCGTTTCTGGAACGGCCCATTGGTGAATGTGATTGCAGACAGGTCGAATGCAGTTGCTGACGTGCGTGTCAATTTCCGGGGCTGATAGTCTCCATGTACCATCCAAGTCACGTCATTGTTTTGTTTATACTGTACTTCAAACAGATCTGCTTCAAGATATGGCGTGACAGTGGACACTCTTGTAACACCACTCAGAACCTCACCACCATTGTAATAGTAATAGAACTTCAAGTCCTCCATCAGCACGACATACGCAATTGTGTTAGAATAGATAAAAGGCATGACACGAGCGATTCCACCACAGGTCTCAATGTACTTGGTGCCAGGACGCCTCTCCGCCGGGCCGTAGATGAGCGGGATCATATTCTCCAAAGTTCGGCAGCCTGCCTTATATTTGGACACATCGCTGCGGACATCTACCAAGGGAGTTAGCTCGCCAGCATTAAATGAAACTATAGGAAATCTCACGGATACACTCCTTCACCTGGATTAGACTCTATGATAGGTGTGACACCACCGACCTGTAAATTGCCCGTGTCGTCATAGATATTCAAGACGGATAGGATGTCATTTACCTTTGCAGCGTCATAGGCTATTAGTTCATACTCTGTTTCTGTTTGTTCTGAGGTTCCATCCCACCAGATCTCACCACCAGGAGGCATCACGTCGTCCGTGTCGGCCTTTGTAACGCCGTCCCACAAGTAAGAGGTAACATAGTAGTGACCAGCCGCTGTTCCTGTTGGGAAGTCAGCCACGTACATGTCGCCTGTATCAGATGTTTGGTCGATACCGTAATCAGCAGCATCCCGGCCAGACGCTCCCCATGTCTCAAAGGCGGCACCAACGATGTATAACACAGCATTCGCTTCATTACGAATACATGCGTACATGTTGCTGCCTGATGGATATGCTGTTTTTAGTTCGTTAGCCATTATCTAGTTTCCACACAGCCCATAACACTGAATCGCATCATTAATAACACACTAAAATTATCTTCTAAAGTGACTCTAAGTTCATCATTTTCCTCTGATTTTAGAATCATAGGACAGTCTTGATGCCTCTCTACTGAGATTGCTGTATTTGTTCCATCACCGATTGCATTTGTAATCTCAGCATCTGGCATAGATAGCATATCACCAAGGTTACCAAGCCGGAAAGACGATCCAGACACAAGCACATTATCTCGATATACTTCTAATTTAAGCCCCTCATTTGACGCCATGCCGAGAAACTTGTCATATGATAAAGCAGGCATTGTCCCAGATGCAAGCGTGGCTGCAAGAGCATCAACCATTGCAATATGGAACACATTGATATTGAACCAAGTTCCCGCTGTTGGTTTGACCGAGTACGCAATTGAACCACCCGTATTTTCCAAAGTTAATACATCAACATAATACGTTGGACCTCTTGGGCCGCCCTTTGACCCTTGAGTGATTCGTACTGCATCTATAAGAGTTGTTGATAGGCCAAGATCAGCCATAGGGATAATGATAAAGTGCCATGTATCCTGTTGTGCGTAGTCAAAGTAATCAGATAGATCAACCGCGTTGCCTGCCAATGCCGCACCTACAACACCTTGAAATTGAACTTCAGTGGCAGCAGTCCAATTATTATCGACATTAATCCACATTGAAAACGCTACATAGTTTGTCATGTCAATATCAGTGCCAGCACCCCCGGCTTGATTCGTGAACTCAGCGTAATCGCCAACAGGGGCCTTAGCCGATTTAACTGAAGCTGATCCAGCATAGGCTCTATCTGTACTTGCCTCAGTGAACTTTGTACCGCTCTGTGCGAACGTCCAAGGCGTTGAATCGCCATCGGCTATGAGTAGCGGGGTACCTCCGAAAGCCGCGTCCTGATTCATCTCACGACCGTAAGTCGGATTAGTCAAAAATGCTGCTCTGGATGTAAAGGTCTTGTGCGGCCTGGTCGCTACGACAAGACCGACATCCTCACCCTTGTCAGAGTTAACTTTAACATCAGTACCTTTAGCGTCAGCTAAAAAGTATTTCCACATTATTCAACCTTTTCATGATAATAAAAGAAAACAACCCATGTCATGACGGATGTTGGGTCTGTACTATTTGCCATCACAAACGTCTGGTTCTTCTGTAATGAAATTTCAGCAGGATAGTTCCAAACCGCTTCAGTAATCGTACTTGGTAACTGAAGAATGTCATAAGTGTTTCCACCGGTAAGGGCCATTGACGTGGTAGAGGTATTGCGATTGAAGGTTCCTTCTGCCTCATTTCCACTACCTATAAGAGAGTTTACGGGCACTAAGTCAATACCAGTTGTTGGCGTGCCAGTCACTCCAGTTTTGAGAGTTATGATACCACCCGTTGTAATGGCAAGACCCTTTATCTTGTATATACGCAGATCTTTATCAGATGAGTTCTTTATGTACAAGAAATCCCCTGCCACGTTAGGATCAATATTATAGACGACTGAATAAGCATCCCCCTTGTCTCCAGCATGTGCAGCCATATCTATGCCAGGACCAATACTATAAGCAAAACCCCTGTCATTTATCGTTCTTGGATTTCCATTTGAACTAATTTGTCTAGGCATTTTCGTACTCCTCAAATTCTATGTCACTTGCGTCCATTAAGTGATACTCAATTTTCTTTAGTTCATTTAATATTTGTTCGAGCAAGTCAATCACACGCTCGTCAGAGGTCACAACTCTGTCTTGTCCTCCTTCTTCTCTCTGTGGCAATGCTACAAAACTCATCCCTGCAACCTCCAGTTCTCAGTCGTCTCAAATTGCAAAGCGTATGACCAAGCATCTTTGAGAATCGCATTTAACTCTTCTTCAATCTCTTCTGTGCCATCTGGAGTAATTGTCACGTCATTACTAGATGAACCAACGTTCTTAATGTTATATGATCTTCCATCTCCACCGACGGGAAGAAGAACTTCCATCGCTCCATTGTCAGTGTCGCAATAAATGTTATGGTCTGTAGACAGTATTGTATAGGGTGAGTCTGCTGCTACCAAACGAGTGGTCCCTGCGACCCTGCCTTCAGTCGTAGTGAGAGTTTTGAACTCGGCGTCATGTTCTTCCAATGCTATCTTGTACCATATTGCACTCGGACTTGCACTCGGACTTGCACTTGGACTTGCACTTGGGCTTGCACTTGGGCTTGCACTTAGGCTTGCACTTGGAGACGGCGAAACAATTGCTGACGCACTGGCCGAAGGACTTGCTGATATCGAAGTGCTTGGGCTAGAGCTAGGCGATGACGAGAAAGACGAACTGGCCGACGGACTAGACGAAGACGAAGCACTTGGACTTACTGAGGGTGAAGGACTTGCTGACGCAGAAGGACTTGTTGACGCACTTGAAGATGCCGAAGCACTTGGACTTGCACTAATTGAGCTTGATGGACTTGTCGATGGACTACCGCTAACAGAAGCCGAGGCTGACGCACTGGCGGACACGCTGGCCGAGGAACTGGCAGACGTACTTGCTGAACTGCTCGGTGATGCAGACGCACTAACACTAGGTGACGTGCTTGGACTTGCCGATGTACTAGGACTAGACGATACACTGACTGACGGACTTGCTGAAGAACTTACTGAGGGACTTTCCGATGGAGATGACGATATTGACGCGGAAGGGCTGGCCGAAGGCGAACTGGAAGGGCTGGCCGAAGGACTGGAGGATGCTGACGTACTGGGACTACTACTTACAGATGGCGACGATGAAGGGCTAGCACTGGCACTTGCTGAAGGCGACGATGAAGGGCTAGCACTGGCACTTGCTGAAGGCGATGATGAAGGGCTAGATGCTGCACCTGTTCCTATGATAATTGGCTCTGGCGTGTAGCGTGCGTAGCTGTCTAGGTTGTCGGCTTGAACTTCTGAGGCGGTTAGGGCTCGGTTGCGTATTGCTGACATGTCGATCTGACCATTGAAATTAACAATCGGTAGATCTACACCACTGCCAAAATATGTCCCAATAGTGGTTGGAGTTGACTCATCACTAGAATAGTCAACAGTCGCGGAGCTTAGTGTGCCAGTTTTTCGTACTGAGCCATCTATGTAGATCGCAACGAAAGTTCCATTTTTCACTGCTGCATAATGGTGCCACCCTGTATCTACCGTATCTGTAGTAGTGATGATTTCAATCGCATTTGCCACTACTACAATAAAACTAACTGTATTATCACTGTTAGTTCTTAATAAGGCCCCAGCAAGAGTCCCTGTACCTCCTGCACCCCCGGTCGCTCCGTCAACCTGCAACCCAAATAAGGCATTATACTCGCCTAACACATCAAGCTTCGCTCTGGCAAAAAGAGTGAAATCCTGAAGTTCTAAATCAGGCTTGTCCCCAATTAAAATATAATCGCCAGTACCATCAAACTCAATCGCCGGACCATTAAAACCAGCAACCCACTGAGGATCACCAGCGAAGGTTCCAGTTTTCCCATTTCCAGAACCATCATAAACCTTATTGCCGCCCCTCTCGTTGAACACCCACTCACACGTCAGACCTTTAGACGCAGGGTGTGCCAGGTTAGGCAGAGCCCCAAGAAGGGGCTTCTGGTTAGGTACTCTAAGTTGTGGAACTAAGATAGCCATTGTTATTGAGACTCGTAAGCAATTTGGGTGATTGTGAACTTACAAGTATCGTCTGTGTTTTTCAAATTATCAACAGTACGATTAGCAACTACAGGTGATAAATATCTTGTCTCAACGGTAAATACTCCACTTGCTGTCATGTTGGCACTTGCAGTTTGATTGTCCACCTTTAAATTACCGATATGCAACAGATTTGTTAATTGGTTTGCAGAAGTCACCGCAGCATCAGCCGCCCCAACTTCTCCATCTGACCGTGTTCCATCCGATGTGGCAATATAGAAATCAAGAACCTCACCAAACTCAGGTGTCGTCTCCCACTGACCCGTGAATCTCCATTCAAACTTAAAAGGTGTAGATCCAGCCCCTAGGTCAAGAACAGCACCAACTCGCATTCCTGTACTTGCGGCAAGATTTTTAAGTGTCATAACCAATGTGCCAGCAGTATCTTGCCAAGTGGTAACAGTGCCTCGTGCTATATATACTTTCGTTGCCATAATTATTCTCCTGCAAACAGATTAACGGCGGCATCCACGTTTGTCTGAATCGCTGCGTCTGTTGCACCCAATATTTGTTCTGTGGTAGCATCTTTATTGGCTGCAAGTACAGCCCACAGCATTGGTCCAGACACCGATTTTGGGTTTGTCATCGCTTTTTCAGCCCAAATCAATCTCGCAGGCTGATTTGCAGGAGGTGACGAATCTTCACTAATTGTCCGTGCTGCCACAACAACCGCAACCGCGATCTTGTCCTGGAAGTCTGAATCGTTTTTTAAACTGTATAATTCTTTATATGTTGCCATTGTGTTTTCTTTCTATGATAAAAAATCTATGTTTTTTCTATAAAACAAATATTTGGATAAAAGCATACCGAAGCTGCTTTATACCTATAAATATCCCTTATCTTTTCCGTTAGTCCTGTAAATAATTCTGGTACACCTTGTTGATCCTTATAACTATGGAAACAGTCTTCGATTACATAGATACCACTGGTAGATGTCATCTGCCCTCGCTGCCTTAAAGCGGGCCACAATGCCTTAAAACTAGTTAAAATAGAACTAGGATGGTGACATCCATCATCAATGATCACATCGTAGGGGCCTTTGGCTATAACTCTATCCAAATCTGTCTGTACTATTTGATCGCCAATTACAAAATCTATCTTTGCTTTACGCACTAATGGTTTTCTGGACACATCTTTAATGTCCATGCCGACAATATTGGCTTTTGGAAAACACTTACGCCATAGATATACTGAATTGCCTTGATCAACACCAATCTCTAATATATTTAAACGACCTTTTGTTTCATAAATATGCTTCAGATGCCGATCATAATATCCAGTATAGTTGTGCATATAGTATTTATTAGTACATTCGGCACGACCGTTCTTTGAAAACATTTTCTGTGCTGTCTTTTCAATAAGTCCACCACTACGATAGTCCATGACGTATAAACTTTGCTTCCATGCTTTCTTATCTTTAAACCTACGCACGAATACAGTCTTGATTCCAATGGCCTTGGCAATAATCAGCCTTCTACCACCTCTTACAACAATCTGCCTTCCGTTCTCATAATAGCAATCTATTGGCGTATGTATTCCACCACTTTTAAGACTTTGGTATAGTCCTTCAGCGTCTCGCATTTTCTTTAAAACATGCTGTTCGCCTTTTCTTGTAACAGGATCTCTGTCTGAAACATTTAATCTCAATACCAAATAGTCAAAGTACGGATGTTTCTGTAATGTTTCATCATCAGTCTCTATACCCTTTTTGATATCATTGACAAACTGATTAAACACTTTCATAAAATGATTACCACTTCCAAGATGAGTTGGATTTGTTTTTCCTGCCTCAAACATATTTGGAAGTTCTTCATAAAAGGCATCAACATTACGTGCAAGTAAGTTGAATTTACATTCCATGAAAATCTCGTCACCTTCCATAACGGATTCCAGCACTTTAGCTGCACATGGCCATCCATCCAATTCAACAGCGGCTCCTGTAACGGCTGTTATCTTGGTGTGCATATTGTATTTATGATGAATATTTATGACAGGCTTATCAATACTGAACAAAGCACAATTGTCTCTAAAACTTGCAATCTTGTCTTTGCCATGTTCAAGAATATTACTCCATTCCTGCCGACCTTCTAACCTTTCCTTTAGTCCTGTAATAAACCACTCACGATTCGCTATCATTGCACACTGAGAGGTACGTTTCTTTTTAAAGTATGCCTTCTCATTTGGAATCAACATATATAGTGATTCACAGTAATAGGCACGATCCTTTTCAGGCGGATCGAATTTAAAGTACTCTGATGGATAAAGACAGTCAGTTTCGCATAACGCAATGTTTTCAGTGTCTAATGACTCAGCACCGAGTAGGATTTGCCTAAGTTGGTTATTTGCAGAAATGCCAACATTGCCGACTACTATATTGTTCTCAATACTGACAGGACAATGAGTGACTGCTACAATTGGACTGTTGCCAGCGTTCTCTTTTATCACATTAAGCGTATAGTCTATCATCGGCTTTGGTTCTTTATTGGCCGAGATATAGACAATGCCGGTCTTGGCTTTGCTGACCTCTTTAAAACTATCCCATCCTGGTAATGGGGCGAACTTATCAACCAACCATTGTAGTGGCCTCTTCTGCAACGGCCACTTACCCTTAAGCCAAATATCCCTTGAATATGCTCTGGCTTCCTTTTGTGACTTATTCGATATTTCATACGGAAATCCAATTTCGCCAGTGCGGAACCAATGGGCAAACCAAGTCTTCTTATTGACGACATGACGCCCACCAGACAGCCATGCCTTCATTGCAACTTCAATACCCATACCACCCCATGAGCCATGACCCTCATCCATGCCACCAAGTTCCCAAAACCTTGCCTTGTGCATGAAGAAACAAGCACCTTGGCCCGTCATAACATCATCAATCTCTGGAGAGTCTTTGATCCTTGCTTTGTATGCCTTGTACTCTACAGGATGTTCTCTAGCGGCCTTGCCATCCCAGTAGTATGATCTAAAGGGCCTATCCTCAATGTCAGGCGAACGAACCCACATATAGTCTGTCTTTTTTCTAAGCTTTGGCTCCCACTTCTCCACATCAAGGTTATACATTCGCGGTATAACAGTCCAATCGTACTCACAATCTGCGGCCAGCTTCACGTCAAAACCTTGATCAAACATGGAATGTCCATCAGTCTTTAGGATAAACTTGCCACGGGCCAAATGTGCTGCGTAATTAATACCGGCTCGTTGTCCACGAGGTTCCGTAAAATGAATCAAATTTACACGGGGATCATCAGGTACAGCAGGATCAGGCCAGTACCCATCACAAACTGCGATCACCTCAGTCTTACCTTCCGATGCAGACAAGATGCTTTCAATTGTTTTTGCAAGATATTGCTCATTCCGTGCTGGAATGATTACGCTAAGGAGCCAGTTTTCCATAGTATAGTCTATTATCCGTCGTTAAGTGAATTACTTTACCTGTTATAGCCTCTGCCGGTAATGACGCCACAGTATCAAAGTTCAATCCAAGGAATGTCGGACTTGCCGTGGTATTCACATCTTGGTGAACGTTGGTTGTTAAGTCGTGATCGACCTCTGACGAGTCGTGAATCGCTGTCGAGTCTCTATTGGTTTTAATCAGCATGTCAAACCCCTAAGCCGTATCACTGTATCTGGCCGATTGCCAGGTCCTCAAGGCATCTCGTCCGATGACCTGTTCCTCCATACGGTCCATTGCCCGGACCTTACGCAGCAAAAATGCCAAGTCCTTGTCAATGTCCTGCTTGATCTCTAGTTCCTGCGTCAGAGGCATTGACAGCTTGGATGCCAGCAGCAATACCAAGCACTCAATAAAGAGAGTATCCCACGATCCGACATCCGTGACCCACTTGACATACCTCAAATACACCGCTGTCTCGTCTGTGAGCAATTGATCTCCCTCAAGCTCGTAGGTATAATAGGTCCGACCGTCTGGCCTGTCAGAGCCATTATAGAACAGAATCAGCCGCAAGAAGTCAGACGGTAAGTGGTATTGGTAAGTGTACTGAAATGTCGGAGTAGTAGTGTTTTGTGAGAGCTGAATCCTACCCTTACCAAAGGGCCAGTAATGGTCCTTCATCAAGGCTTTTGCCGTTTGATTAAACATCAAACGGCAATAGATCGCCTCCGGTTTCGTGTCCGTAGCATCAGTGTAGTCGTTGATTCTCTTGGCCCCTATTCGAGCTAGGGCCAGATTACATACCGTTGTTTCAGACTCAGAGCTAGACATACGACACTCTCCTGTTTAATACATACTATTATTCACCAACAACTATTACACCATCAGTGAGAGGAACAAACGTCATAGACCATTCTACAACACCTGTTACTGCCGCATCCCCTAATTGATCTACGGTGCCCGCTGGACAATACCAGTTGATTGCTGTCTCACCTGAGAGATTCTGTGCTCCACCCGCAAGCGGCGTTAATACACTTGGAACCGCACCTGAAAATACATAAGTAGTTCCTACTGCATCACTATCACAAATAACTGATGTGGTGTATGGAAATGCAGTTGAAGTCTGATCATCAACAGCTTGAATGAGTAAATTGGAAGCACCTATTGTAGCGGTTGCTAGACCAAAAAAGTCTACAATTCTAATTGGCCCACCAGTAATGGTAAAGATAGGTACAGTCGAAGAAGTAATACTTGCAAGGGACGCAGTCATGGTATAACGTTTACCTGCAATGAGAGGAACGTCTATAGCAGCGGAATCAATTGAAGTACTGCCAAAATTTCCTTCCTGCATGCAGGAACCTGGGTCCACAAGATAGGAATAACCGCCAAGATTCACATACGTGTTATTCTTGATCAAACCAGTCGCAGCAGCAGTCATTTCAATACAGAACTGATCTTGGTCCGCTTGAATGATAATGTTATCTACAATTCGAATGTTGGTATCGGCCATATTGCTGCTATACAGAGCCGCAGTATCTGCCTCTGCGTTAATATAGTTCCCGATAATGCTCAGACTATCAACCGCAGCCGCTCCACCATCAATAAAACAAGTAGAACCAGGAGTCGCAGCGGTATTGATCCAGGTATTGTACGCGATTGTGACATTGTCAGCACCTGTGACCATTTGAAAGACTTTGTCAAACTCATATGTTGCGGTACCTGGTTCTGGAAACTCACAGCCTGCAACAGTAGAGTAATCGCTACCGGCCTGCATATCGAAAGCATTCGATACTTCCGCAATTCCAGCAATACATCGTAGCCCTGTGATGAAAATTCCAGCACCATTAACAACAAACTCATCAGAAGTAGTGTCAAAGGTGATAGTTGGCTTTGAGCTGCCATTTCCAAGACCGATGATAGTTGTACCAGCTACATTGAAAGTAATACTTCCAACTGCTGTTTCAGCGTGTCCGGGAGCAATATAAAGAACATCACCAGTGGATGTAAGAAGAGCCTCACCCTCAGCGATAGTGTCTTTAGCGTTATCCCAACTTGTTCCATCTCCTTCTGAGGTCACTCCAGAATCAACATAATAAATTGAACCTTTGACTTCAAGATTTGCCTCAATCCACGTCTCTACTTCGTTTGCAAACAAGTAAATCGGATTGATATTTTTGCCCTGAGATCCAATGTCTTGGATCTTGTCCAAAATCTCAGAAGCGGAATTAGCCATTTCTGCATTCACACTAAGAGGCATGAATACAATCAAAGTTGCTAAAATAATGAAAAGACGTTTCATAGTCATGTTCCTTAAAATAAAAGACAAACAGCAAGTCGCCCTATTTCAGACGACTTGCTGTAGGTTATAAACTATTGATCAATACTGAGGTTAATCAAGGCTGCTTCATCAACAGCACCTTCCAGTAGCACATTGCCAAACGAGGCATTGAGAGTAGTTCGTGTCATACACGTTCCAGCATCCGTAGTGCCATATCCGCAAGAATTTCCAACAGCTACACTATCACCGCTGTCAACTATAACAGGACAAGGACCTCCTGTCTGTGCCCAGAAGTAGTATCCATTGGTTACATCAATCAATGGAACTCCGGTAGCATAGCCAGTTACAGTTGTTGGAAAGAGCACCACGTCAAACCAGCGATTTGGAACCAGTGATATCTCAGACGTAACTATGATCGCATTCTGTATGGGGACTTCCAACTCAATATGCATGATAGTATCATCAGAAGAGTCTATTTCAGATGCTAGAATCCTATACGAATCTCCAATAGGAGTTACCGTATTGGCAAACATGTAGCCGTCTTTAAACTCATCACGAGCCCAAGTTCCGCCAGTCGTAATCAATACTGTACCGGAGACGTCTCCGACTTCCCACGCATGGCCAGTCTGTACTGTCTCATGCGTATCTGTATTAACCACTTGCGATTGAGTCATCTTAGCCTTTAAACAACCGCCTGCGGACCCCGAAACAGCATATCGAAAAATACGATCACCGTCCGTATAACATGCTCCCAATCGGTGTTTCTGAGTAGCGCTCTGTTCAAAGACAGATTGCTTTGGCTCAGAACCAGGCCCAAAGACAATGCCCTGATCATATGAAGAGATACTTAATACTCTTGTGTCCGTAGACATAATATCGCTCCTTTACTGATCAATTGAAAGATTAATCAACGCTGCATCATTAGTATGAGCACCAACAATCAGCACATTACCCCAAGATTGCTCTAATGTGACTCTAACACCGCACTGACCCGCAACAGCCGCTGTCCCAGGACTACCGACTGTATCGCCTATAACAATTGTCTCATCGTCATCCACCAATAGAGGGGCAGGGCCTGCTGTTTGGAGCCAACCATAATAGCTAGCAGCAATGTCAACCAACGCTACACCTGCAGCATAGCCCGTATGAGCTGTCGGAAATACTACAACATCATACCAACGGTTAGGGATCAAAGACATTTCAGACGTCGCACTGATAGCATTTCTTATAGGGGTCTCAAGTTCGAGATTCATAATCGTATCAGCAGAGCCTTCTGTTGATGCCATGACACGGTAGATGTCTCCTATAGGTGCTACTGTATTGGCAAAAAACCAACCGTCAGTAAACTCATTATCAACCCATGTTCCGCCTGTTGTAACTAACATGGTCCCACTAATATCCCCAGCAGACCAGGTATTACCCGTTTGTACAATCTCATGCGTCTTGGTCTCGACTACCTGTACCTGGTTCATCAAAGCTTTTGCCAGCGTTCCTGCTGAGCTGTTCTTTGCATACCTAAAAATTCGGTCGCCATCAATAAATTTCGCACCTAGGCGGTGTTTTTGCGTCGATGATGTTTCATAGACGCTCTGTTTCGGTTCTGAACCCGGGCCAAATATAGTTCCCTGGTCATACGTTGGGAGCGTCAAATATCGTTCTGTTCTACCAGCCATAATATCGCTCCTTATGCAACCTGATTAAGACATTCATGAACCTTGGCACCATCCATTCGGACAGCTCCGCCATTCATCCTGCTATACACCTGGGTAGTGTAACTCTTTGTGGGGAGTTGGTCGATATAAGACTCCACTCCCTTTGCACTGGCATAGATAAGACCATCTTTTGCCCATGCGAATGTTCGATACGCCGTAGATGTGGCAGCGTCTTTGGTCAATCGTGTGGACTTGATGAAGTAGAAATTCAAGAAGTTCACAATCTTACCTGTTTCCAGGGGACGGAGACTGACATAATCAGCAGAGGTCAGAGCAGCTAGTTGCAGCATTTCCCGCACGTCCTTGGGTGTAATAGCCCAATAACGTGGAATTTCTTCATCGACATCCTCGTCGTCGAAGATTTGCTGCATTGTGGCGATCTTGGCCAGAGTGATGTCATCCAAACTACCAGAACCAGCAACTGTTGCGAGAGTGCCCAGAGAGGTCACAGTGCCATCGCCATTGATACTGACGGATTCGTCTTTGAAAGCAACCGAGGAAGTCGTAGGAGTGACTCCAGCGGCTGCGGTGCCGAGAGCGGCAGCGATGAGGATGTCATCTGTCTGGCGGCCCAGGGCTCGGCCTTGATTCTGCATGTACTCGTTCGTAGGCTCGATCAGCATTGCGATCTTGTCTTCAGAGTCGATGTACGAGTTGGTATGATAGTTACTGGGAGTGACCCACCTACGAGTATGAGGCTGCTCGTTGTTCGGGGTATCCCCGTGTCTGGTGGTCATTTCCTCAACAATTGCTTCGCCCAAACGATCAAAAGACTTTGATTCCCCTTGGCATCCTTCTTGACGGACGCACATTTGGAGCTTCGACTTTTGCTGTTGGGCCAAGACGTACAGCATTGAGCTGTATTGCCGCACAAAGGCGGTATCAATTGAGCTTGGTAGAGCCATGATTGATTCCTTGGTTGTTTAACATTCAAGATTAGTCAGCAGGAGTGTCTTGAACACCAAGGTCCGATGCCTGTCATTTAACGTCTGATAGACGTGTCATTTTGCATCATGGCTGATGGCAGACCCACTCGAAAGTGGGGTCTCTGCTTGAGAAAGCTACTATAAGCTGTTCTTATGGTATCAATCTACTATGTTTGTTTCAATCCACGCCTATATGAATAGGCGACGTTAAGTAGATCTTATACTACTATAAGCACAGCTTATAATAAGCTCTTCTTATTTGTCAAGGGTTAAATTATTATTTTCTGGTAGGATACGCTTCTTGGTACTTCTCACGTATTCTATTTGTAATTTCAGTTCTTTGCTCATCTGACATATCAGAACCCATATTCATATAGCCTGGAGTGGTTCTTAGGTCGTTGATCTCTTTCAGTGCTTGGTCTGGTGTGGACTGGGTCAGTTCGGCCACCAAGGCCTTACTCTCGACCATCCGACTGCCTATATTGGCAGCAAACCGCACAAAGTCAGGATCTCCCGCAAATTTTTGCAGGAAGTCCAGTTTTTGTGTTTCATTATTGCCGAAAGCCTCCGAGATCAATCGCTTGACCACATGAGTCCTCTCTTCAAATGCCTCGCCCCATTCCTTCTTCAGGGCCAGTACATCCTCGTCGTGCTTACGTTCTGCGTCTTGCTGGATCTGCTGCTGGGCGGCTTCTGCTGCCTCGGCATCCGCCTGCATAAACTGCTCAAACTGAGCTTGGGTCGCTCCGACCTTGTGGGCGATCTCCTTGCTCTGGGTCAGTTTTTCCTCGGTATAGATGTCTTCCATCCCCTCTGGGACCTCGAACTTATACTCTTCCGAGGTAGCAGGTTTGGCCAAAGCGGGATTGATCTTGCCCACAGATTCAAAGAATGCGTCCCATTCGGACGGATCAGCATCTTGTTTGGGCACAGCAATCTTGTTCTTTCCCACCATCTTCTCTGCATGGACCGTCCTTTTTGCCAAGTCAGCCAGGTTTTTGATCACCCCGAGGGAATCACTGCCTCGAACATCTTCTGGCAATTTGTCTGATTTGTGCCAATCTTCTACAAAGCTGCCGTCTGGATTGACCAGCCCAGCAACTTCCAAGAGGTTTGGGGAGGGAGTTGCCTCCGGTGCCGCTGGGGTTTCTACTGGGGTATCCACAAGAGACGGAGTTTCCGGGGCTGCTGGAATTTCTATTACTTCTGGGGTTGCTTGGTCTTCTGGCATGTTACTCTCCTAATCCTGATGTAATATTGATTGCTGTTGAAGGAGACGATTGGTTCGGGTCCTTCTGCATCATATTGTAAATGTGTTTGATCACGTTTGCTTGGCCTTCCATTACAAGGACGGCATTCACGTCGATTCCAGCACCTGGAGATATTCCCTTCCTGAAAAGGGTGCAGTGCTTTTCCAAGTCCTTCAAGACCCGGATGCCCTGCTCATCACCAAACTTCTGCTGGTAGTCTATGATTAACTGCTTTTTTCGCAACACGCTCTACTATCCTGTGGTCTTTAATATTCTATTTACAATCTCTGATTTCAACCAAACGAGATCGCATATGGTTTTTATTGCCTCAATACGATCTCTAGCCAAACAGGACGGGTCTTGTGATATCCCCATCAATTGTTCTCTCAGTATCTCAATATCACCCAAATCTATTTCGTCCATACTACACTCTCCTTACTGTCCCAGCATTCCGGCAGCACTGCCTTCTTCTGGGGCCTTGGTTGTCTTTGCATAAGCATCCGACCCGGCTTGAAGCAATTCCATCTGCTCCTGCTGGGCCATTGCCTTTGCCTGCTGTTGTCTAATTTCATCCCGCTCAGTTACGGGTCTGATATGCTTGCCACTGACGCCCATGCTCTCACCAAGGTCCCTGGCCCATTGATCAGAATCCACGTTGTCCAGGACGCCTGGGAATATCTGAGAAGCTGCTCCGAGTGCTTCAACCCAGTATTGGCCACCCCTACTTTGCTGATCCTCAAGGGCAAGTGCCAATGGATTGATGAATCTGAGCTGCATGAGATTGCCTTGCAGGCTGGCTGGAGGTGCTTCCACCACGTTATTGCGGATCAAGAGCAATGCGGCTCTGGTAATCTGAGGAGTCAGAAGCTCAATAAACAGTCGGCCAAACGGTCGAGTGGCCTTTTTCAAGCCTTCACGCAGTCGCTCAATGATCTCTGTGGTATTCCTACGATCTCCCTGAAGCCCACTAATAGGCTCAAAGGCGTTCTTGTAGAACCCATCTTGAATGCCTGCCCTGTGGTATTCGAGGATATCCTTGGTAATCGGGTACGCCCCGTTGGACCCCATGTCTATGGGTTTGATAGATCCCATTGTGTTCACATAATTCAAAGCACCCGCAGACACCTCAACCTGCCCCTCAAACGTATCAAGGATTTCTTTGGGGGGATTGACCCACTTGTTAGACATCTCCATATAGTCCTTTGCCAGGCGGTTCAGGACCCGGACTCGTGGAAGCATCATCGTGCCACGACCCCTGCCATAGATCTCACGATACATCACATTATACCGCGGTACGGCAAACGGAAACTCTTCATACCCGCCCTCAGACAGGACCACTTGGTCTTTTTCGTTAACGTAGACGGATTCCCACGGCATGTTCAAGTTGTCGATCATGTCCGGGTTTCTGTCCTTACGTGGCCGAACAATCCACACCACATTGAAATCGTCGTAGGGTTGGTTGTTGGCCGGGCTCAGGGCCTGGTCCACCGAAGCTCCTAGAGATTCGTTCCCCTGACCAAACTCCTGCTTGATCTGCCTGGCTGTCATAGGCATGGTCAGTATCATGGTGTCTACAATGCCCTTGGAGTTCTCCATGCACTGATAGGTGCCGATGGCGTAATCACGGAAGTTAAGCCCGTCAGCGACCGTCCAGTCGCTGTAATTGGCCCCTGTGCCGAAGCCTGCCCAGTAATGGATCGTGTTGCCGGTCTGGCTCAAGTAATTGCTGTTAAAGACTTCTTCATGGGCCACCTCGGTGAGGTAATAGAGATAGTCAGATGCTTCCTGATCCTCCTGGGCACTGAGTGGCACCTTGAACTTGAAGAACTTCTGACCGGGTGGGAACAAATTGGATGCAATCCCGGAAGCCATATTCTCCATCTCTTCAATGGCCGTAGAGTCGAATATATCCTGCATCAACTCCTGACCACCTGCATGTCGGGTGGTAATTCCGTAGGTCTGAGGGGACATCAAATCAGATATGGACTGCCACATAGACCTCGTGCTTTGTTGTTTGGCCAGTGCCCTATCTCTGATGACGATTACTTCTTTGGCTTTTTTCTGAGGATCTTCCATAGTTCGTTATCCTAAAAGGGATTTTATGCCTACGTTTTCTGGAATCAAGCTACCTGCCTGAATCGTGCTGGCTCTCCCTGCTCGTTTCTTTCTTCGTCTCATCGCATCCATAGAATCTCCTCCTGTTTCAGGAGTAGCGATAGGATCAGGAGTTGGAGGAAGGTCCGGCATTTCTGGCCTTATATAATCATCTAGAAGAGAAAGTCCATAATATAAAGGAGTTACCTTATAAAATTCTTCGGAAGCCTTTCCTATGTGCTTACCAGCATCCTTAAAATCTCCTTTAATTAAATTAGAAACCGATCTCCCAATACTCTTAAACGGCTTAACAGGATTCCAGCCCATTACGTTATCTCCAAAAGGTAGACTGTCTCAAACCAATTAGCTCCTGCTCGTTCGCAGAAGAGACATACTTTATCATGCAGGTCAGAAGCCAACTTACTGCCGCTGACCATTAAATGACTGCATCCGTTCTCCTTGGTCCATTTTCGGGCGGCCTTGAATAAGGCAGGCCCTGCCCTGTGGGCGTTCGGCAAGGCGAACCACATAGTCTCCATGGCTATCGTCTGCTTTCCAAAGAAAGAAGGCATAGGACACAAAGCAAAGAACCCCTCTACCTTGTCATCGTCCCCGTAAGCCACCAGCAACGCCCCTTCCAAGGAAAGCAGCTTTTGCATATTAGCATCAGCCACTTCCAAGTCGATGTCCAGGCCGAAATCATCCCCATGGGCTATGGATGCCCAGGCATCATACAGTGGCCTGATGGTGTTTATGTCCTTGGTTTCTAATATTCGCATCTCATCCACTCTCCGTTTTTATATACTTCCTTGTATGTCGGATAATACCGTATCCTCAACCCCGGATTCATATTCTTTGGCCGTGCCACAGGTACTCCATCTGACTTAACACTGTTGCCGTCCGTATCACAGACACCTATCTTATGCCCACGATAAATCATCTGCTCGATCTTTTTCATGCCTTTTGATTTAGCCATATCAACACCTGGAATATTCGTTCTTTGCAAACTTCGGACGATTGCTCCTGCCGCCTCTTCCACCCACCACAGGCAGGCTATTGCTCGTAGCCGCCATGATGAAGTAGTTCAGGGCATGCCTGTAATCATCCGGCTTGTCTCCTAATTTCCTGTACCTGAATATCGTGCTCCTGGTTCTCCGAGATACTTCCGGCACCTTGGCCACGGACGCACACTCAGTAGCGAATTGTCTTACTTCTGGACAATCAGCCGGTAGTTCTATAAGATTGTCCACTAACATCCTATGTGAGGCGTCCATAATCTCAGTTCGATTGACCTTGACGAGCCCCGTCTTGTCATTCCAACTCGTGCCCACAGGCGTATTGGACGCATACTCACATAGAAAGGTTTGAAATGATGCCGTCTTCTGAAACTGACGAACCTCATCCTCGTATGGGCGAATATCCACAACAGCGATCCTGACGTTGAATCGGTAAGCCATGCTGAGGATCTCATCCATAGACTCTACTCTGGCAACCCTTAGGATTCGCCAGGAGTTCTTTCCGGTCCTACAACCAATCACCACATTCTTATGTCTTCTGATATCCACCCCCATGGCACAAGGACCGTGGTGACTGTTGAGCTGGGCACCCATACCGCAGTTGCCCATCACCTGCTGTTTTGTGAGCTTGTCCTCTGCCGAGATAAAAGGCTTGCCCAACTTAAACCGCATGACATCGCCCAGGTTTCCCTCCGGGGGGTTGGTGTATAATTGAAGCAACTTATAAGGATCTCTTCTCGCGGAAGAGAGCTGCGACAATTGATAGCCCCACATCTTATCAGAGTAGTGAGGCTCTTTGGGCACCCAGCACCCTACGTCAAGGCCCACAGGCTTGCCGCAGGACACACAGGCAATATACCCCTTGCCGTCTGAACCGACTTCTACATTGTTGGGAAATACCTCTTCAGCACACGTCCATCCATTTGTCGTCTCAGCATACCATTCCCAAGTAGCCCCGTTTGGTGGGGTAGTGCCACAATGCAGGCATCTCCTAAACCAGTGTCTCTGGTCTGACCTATTGAACAACGCAGAGATACCAAACCCAGGCACCGTTGGGTTACTAACAAAGTATTGTTCATGGACTGTGGAGTTACCGAGTCGGCCTTCTGCCTTGCCAGGGACCTCCTGATCCATCAAGTCAAACTCATCGTACCTCACTATATCCGAGGAAATACCACGCAGCTTACCTGCCTCTTTGGCTTCACCGTCAATGGTTTGACTTAGACGTGCCCCACGCATATACAGGTTAGCACCGTGCACCCGCTTGAGGCTGGCGGTATTCGTGTCCTTGACATGATGTTTTATAGCCGTGGGGTTGTCATTCAGAAGGGGACCAAACCTTGATTTGGAAAACTCCTGCATGTCCTCAGTGGTGGGGAAAAGATACAAAACACCCTTGGGGTAATGTCCGTATATCATCCCGTGCAGGGACGCCAGTATGCCCGCCTCACTAAAGCCTAACTGTGTGGCCTTCATGACGCATTGCTGCTCTGGAGCCAAGCCCTGCCGATAGAGCATATGCTGCTGTAGGGGCTGGACTAAGTATGGATGGTTCTTAAACTCAAAGACACCGTCCTGTAGTTTGATGCGGTTCAACTGAGACCAATAGGCTGCATCTTGACTGGCCACAGCCTTTGGATCTATTTGTGATAGATTAGTTTCCATATGACTATGAGTAGATCATACCGGCTTCCGTATAGGACACGACAGCACCTTCAACCATCGGACGATACACCACCGTCATTGTGGCTTCCCCAGTAGTCAAAGCATTTGCCCCGGTCAGGACAATGTCAATCCCACCTTCGGTCAAGATCGTGCCATAGCCATTAGCGTCCTGGCGATCAAAGCCGTTGTGGATCAAGCCAGTGACGGTAGTGGCCACGACCAAGGCCGTACCGTCCAGCTCAGCCCAAATGAAGTCGCCCAGGGCCGCTGAGGTAATAGAGACGGCATCCCCTATGACTCGATCACCACCGGCATCTGAGTCGAGAACCCATGACATATTGCAGACATTCGCTGAAGCTGCTGTGGTGATTTCCATGTAGGCGGCCATTAGCTGCACACTACCATCATATACATGAAACACATCTGATATCAAAGCCGTGGATTTGATCAAACTGATTCCAGGTCTGCGAAGACCCCACACTTGGCCCATTCCAGGCCGTTGCAAAGCACTTTTAGGACTAATCGCTGCCATAATTATGACTCCTTATCCATCTCTGATTTGAGTTTCTGTGCTGCTTCCAGCCACGATTTCGCACCTTCGAGCAGTTTATTGAGCTCTTCACGGATGATCTGATCCTGTTTGCCCGTAGGAGAGAGACCTGATTTCATCTCCATAAGGGCATCCACAAGGTCTTTCTGAATGTCGATGGCATCATCAAAGGCCGAGGTATTAATGCCCTTGAGATTGGCCTCTCCTCGTGTTCTGAGCAGATACACCATCTCTTCATGGTATGCCTCTATCTTCTTGGCATACGCTTGCCCTTGACTGGTTTGCCATGCTGTGATTTTTTCTACAGCCATTAGTTACTCTCCTTTAAAGGGTGATCATTTTATTTTCTGGGACAGTTCTTTCTGCTTGGCCATAGCCACCTTCTCCGGTGTGGAGTTCAGAGGATCTGGGGCCGGGGCAGGAACCTCAGCCACCACAGTGGTAGCATCCGAGAAGGACTGGACGACACTCTGTGGGATCAGGACTTCTGGCTCTGGGGGAGTTGGGGGTGTTGGACTAACAGCAGGGGACTCCCAAGCGAACTTAGTTTTTTTCTTGATTTTTTTCTTGGCCATGTGATTAACTCCTAATTAAGACTGCGTTGGTCTTCTTTATGGTGTTTTGGAAAAATTTCATTTGAGGCCCTAGTAACAAGACTTCTTTTATCTGCTTTGTGAATTTTCCATATTTCATTTGAAGCCCTAGTAACAAGACTTCTTTTATCTGCTTTGTGAATTTTCCATATTTCAGGGAGCACTGTGTATGATGATGACGACCCGCCGCTTGGGGGTAATGGCTTTGAGAGACCCCCGCCCCCTCTTCTATTGGCTATATTGTGGATCTTATTCATCGTCACTACCTCGGTCCGTAAATGGCCACCGTCTGATTGTCTTGTCCTGTACCGGAGCAGGTGACATGTCCTGTACCGGAGCAGGTGACATGTCCTGTACCGGAGCAGGTGACATGTCCTGTACCGGAGCAGGTGACATGTCCTGTACCG